GGCGAATCTGGCCAAAGCTGTAGCGGCTTCATCGGCGGTCATGTTCGTCGTCTCGCCGAGGTCTACCATAACGCGAGTGAACGAGAGGATGTCCTCCGTCGCTATCCCCAACTGACCAGCCGCTTCAGCTACACCCGCTATCTCCTCGGCGGAAGCTGGCAATTCCTTGGCCATATCCCGGATGCCCTTTTCGAGAGTGGCAAATTCCTCTTCCGTCGCATCGACGGTTTTTCTAACCCCAGCGAAGGCCGTCTCGAAATCAGCCGCCGCATTGAACGATGCTATACCGATGCCGGCTAGCGCAGCCCCCATGCCGAGCTTTAATGCGGTTCCCATCTTGCCCACATGGATGCCAAAACCAGACAGGAGGTTTGCGGCGTTTGCCATACCGCTTTGCAAAGCGCTTATGTCTGCGCCTACGGCGACATATATCTTGTCAATCGCTCCCAATTACTCTTCCTCCAAGTAGTCTAGCGATGTTCTCCGCGACCTTCTTCTGCGCATCGGGGGACTGACGCTTCTTTCTCTTGGGTACGAAGTGGTCAGTCTTTAGGGGTTTGGTCTTTTTCGATTTGATGCTCATGTTATAAACGGTGGTGGCGATGAGGGAGGCACAATAGAGTTCGTGGTCCCACTGAACCGCTCTACGCTCCAGGAGGGCGTTGAACTTGCCGAAGGTCATCTTCCAGAACTCTTCTTCTGTTAGATTGAGGTCAAACCGCCCGATCGACCAGAGTTCTAGCCAATCGAGCGGTTTGGGTTTTTTACCGGCTCGCCTTCTCCCGGTGAACCTGCGTTCATCGCCTCTCCCAGTTTCTGCATGATGTATCCGAGGTTGCCCCCGTACATCAGCTTCCCGACTTCCTCCAGGGTGATGGAGGGGGACTCGTCCAGGAGGGCGGCCCACAGGAGTACCCGGGCATCTTTGGCGTTCACGTTCTCACCGAACGCGAACGCCGACTTCCCCGTCATCTCCTCGTACTGGCATAGCGCGTTGAAGTCCAAGAGGAGCGTACGGGGAGTATCCAATTCGATTCTCACCTTCGCGTCTAGCATCATAACCCCCTTTTAATATGTGGCCTCACCGAACCAGGGCATCCCATCTACCGCTATCTCTCCCGACCATGACAGCTTGTCATCGTAGGGCGCGGATATCTCGAAACCATTGGGAATACCCTGTATGACGAACTCCGCAGCGGCGAACGGGAACACGATATGGAAGGTCTGCTCTGCCCCGTCCTCGTAATGTCCTTCGTAGTCGACCTGTCCAGCGTCGGACAAATCCAGGTTGCCCTCGATGGCGACACTTCCGCCGTCGCGCATACCTGCCGCCTTCTCGCGGAACATGTTGGCACTGTCATGGCTACTGACATCGATGACATCACCGGATGCGGAGAAGTTTATCCCCGTCAACTCCCCTATGGCGTATCCGTCGATGAACACTTGGGAGCCGAACGCCGAGAGCATACCGTCCTCGTGGGGAGCGAGGGACAGACCATCTACGCGCCAGTTGGCGACGGCGGTGTCTACCCTGATGATGAACTTCACCTGTGTGCAGTTGGCGTTCCAGTCGTTCCCGCCGTCTCCCGCAGCGTGTATGACGGTCTGGGAAATACCCCACGCCGCCGCCCCCGTCGGGGTGATGACGATATCGTCCCCCAGGTCTGCGGGGACGGCGGAATATTGTTTGATGACCACATCTAAGCTGTTCGCGCCGCTCACCTTGTAATGAGAGAAGCGCAGGACATAGTGGAGGGCGTTGTTGATGGGGATGTAATTGGTCGATGTGACGTAGGCGGAGTCGGTGGCGGCGGTGATGGAGAGTTGCAAGGAATAGACCCCGAACCTGCGGATGGTGTTGTCAGCCTCCACGGTGGCGACACCGCCGACGCTGTTCTCCGTCTCTACCCATTCGGTCCAGTTAGCGTTGGGCGGTCCTGCGGCGGGTGATTCCCATGACCAACCAGGGACGAGATTCCCCTGGAATCCGTATGCAGGTGGCATGGTCTCCTCCTAACTTACGGCGTGAGAATGGGCTTGCCGCTGATGACCAGCTCGGCGGAGCCTGAGAGTTTGTCGTCATAGGGACCATTGATGTCAAACGAGTTGACGATGGCGTTGAAGCCGAGCGTCGGGGCACCCGTCCCTAGTGTGTAGGTGATGGTGTATGCATCGAGCGAACCATCGCAGTAGTCTGTCCAGAGCGCAACCTGTCCCGCGTCTGAGAGGTCCAGGTTGAACTCGATGGTGACACTTCCTCCATCCCTCATGCCGGCGCACTTCTCCCTGAACATGTCAGTCGAGTCATGGGACGAGAGGTCGATGATATCCCCACCTGCCGAGTAATTGATGGCGGTGGGATCAGCGATGAGCTGCACCCCTTTAGCTATGGTCGTTGACCAAGCTGTGGTTCCTGCCATTTTCTTTTCCTCCTTTGGGTAAACGAAAAGGACTCCCGGTCGGGAGTCCCTATATGTGAACGCTTAAAGCGCTATATCTTGTTGAACGGTTTGTTAGCTTCCGCAGCAGGCCTTACAAAAGGTTGAGCCGCCATCTTTCCCGTGCCGAACTCCTGGAATATCGAGTAAGGTTTCCCCTTCACGCCAGATTCCGCCTCCAGGGGTCTATCCTTCGGTCCTACGGCTATCAGATAAACCGTATCCGTTTTCTTTATAATCTCAGTGTCTATGTTGGCTTCCAGGGTTCCCTCGTCTATGGGCGCAAAGCTCCTCATGTCGCCCGCCACATCTTTGGCCTTCTTCTCGACCGCTTCCCTAGCACGGTCTGATATATCATCGCCCACACCCGTCAAACCCTTCAAACATCCTGCCAGTCCCATTAACCGAAGCATCAGGTCTCCTCGTGCCAGATGGTGGCGTCGATCACGCAGCGGAACATCTCCACCTCGGAGTCGTAGAGGTCCATCTCCATGTCTATAAAGCCGACGAACACCCCGGGGGAAAGTCCCATATCCGACCATGCGGACAACGCCGCCTGTACCTGTAGCCTGACATCCCTCGCATCCTGGTAGGTCTTCGCATAACAGGAGAACTGGTAGCGGGGGTGTGCGAGGTTCGCCTCCCCGTCGTGGGTGTATTCGTGTCTCCCCGTTATCCTCTGGTAGACCACGCAGGGGAGTTTTGCCCCCTCCGTCTCTCGGGTGGATTGCGGCATGACGAGAGGATAACACCTTTTCCCGATAAGGGCGGTGAGCCCCGCGTGGGTGGTCAGCCTGGTGAATAAGACTTCCTCAATCGCCACTTGAGACCACTTCCTCGCACATGAGCTGCAACTGCTCCCGCCTCTCCTCGGGGTTCACGACGGCGTGTATCTTGTATATCCTGTCCCCGAACTTGATCCGGTTCACGGTGGTGATGTTCTCGTGGTAACGGATGGTTATCACCGTATCCAGGCTGGAGTTGACCTGTTGGGCAGACCAGAACTCTTTACCCCTGAGGGGTCGTACCTGCGCCCACACCGTTCCTATGTCCACCCATGACTCTATGTTCCCGCCGACATCGTCGGGGGTGTTGACGAGCCCTTGGATTACGACTTGATTCCGGAGCTTCCCTGCCTGCACTACTTGCCTTTCTTCTTCGCCGGTTTCTTCGGCTTCTCCATCGTCACCGCTTTTTCGGCGGTCCTTTTCACGGCGTCCTCGTAGGTCTTTTTCCTCGGCAGCTCCACCAAGTTCTCGACCGACGGGATGGACTCGGTCTCGATCTTCTTAACGGGTGCGTCGGCGTCCACCGCCCATCCCCTATTGACAAGCGTCTCCGCCAATCTGCCTTCTACCTCTTCCTCTGAATCCTTGCCGCGTGTGATGCCATTGATACTCACATTCTGGGTAAACCGCAACTTCATGTCTCACCTCCGTTAAAAGCTGTAAGTCGTGTAGGGTGCCAAAAGAGCCTTGTAGCTCATGGGTATCTCCTTGGGGATAGCGCCCGTCGCCATCACCATCTCCCTGTTCTCGTACATGTGTCCGATGAGCAGTAATATGGCGTGGCGTATGGCTTGCGGTACATCGGTAGCCGCAGCACCATACCCCGCCGAGATGGTTATCTTTATCCCGTTGATGGGCCGCAGGGTCTCTGATGGCCAGGTGCATCCATAAGCAAGCCCTATCCTCCCGGGTTCGCTGGTCGTATCGACGTAATAGTCCGCGGCGTCCATCGTGTACTCGGTGTTGTCGGTGTCGTAATACTTTATCGAGGTGACGGAGATGAGCGGGGGATAGCGCACCTCGTAGGGGTCTTCCGGCCACTCATCCAGCCATATCTCCCAGGTCTGGGTGATGAGGGAGCGCATGAGATATAGCTCGGTATAGTCCGATGCCATCTCTATGAGGGTTTCCAAGTATGCCTCATCGGAAGGGGTATAAGAGTTGGTGACTATATCCACCCCGAAGTTTGAGTCAGCACCAGCCACCGTGTACTTCGCTCGGACATACCTTTGCACCCCCGTGTATGCCTTCTCGTGGATCTGATTGTCGTTGGCTGCGGTGATAGCATCGAAGGTAGCCCACAGGGTATAGGTGATATTGTCGGGTGAGTCCTCTATCTTCACTGTCACCGTCCCGCCCGTGCAGTCGCCAGCGTCCACGATGAACAGGCATTGTTTGCCGAGGACGTCAACGGCGGCACCTACCACATCGGCGGCTACGACGTGCTTGAAGGGTGCTATCGATTGAGTGACGGTGGTATCGGTGGCGAAGGTGACACTATCGAGACGCAGGTGGGCTTTTACAGACGCGGTGTCAACACAGTAGGTCATTTATCCACCATCCTAATACGGAACTATGATAAGCCAACCTTACCCTCCATTATTATCTTCCCCTGCCACTTCGCGCATATCTTCACCAACTCCGCCTCCCTCTCCGAGTAGTCCACGGGGGGAGAGGGTTCTATGGGTTCCTTACTCGGCACAGCCTTTGACGAGTCGGGTCTAGGGTTGTCCTTCGCCTCTTTAGCCTGTCTCAAAAGGTCGAGCACCCCGCCTTCTAAAACGGGCTTCCCATCGAGGCACATCTCCACAAACGGCGCGGTCACCTCAACCCCGTCCACCGTCCCTTTAGCCACGAGGTAGCACCCCGCGTTGTCCACGGCGGTCAGCTTGATGACCTGCTCTATCGGTTCCCGGGTCGGCATCAATACCACATCCTATCCCTCGGGGGAGGGGCGTTGAGACAGGAGAGGTATTGCAGCTCCGCATCCCCCGCAGCATAGCCGTCCCAGACGAACAACAGGAGGATATCATTCTGGCTACTCGGCAAGCTCAAGCTGGCTGGAAGCGAAGTCTCCGTCGTCGTGGCCCTGGGAGATTCGGACACATAGACCAGGTTGAGTTCGCGCTTGACGATGCGGTGGTTGGACGTATCCGCCACGTAGAGGTAGGTGCCGTCGCAGGCGATGCCGTAAGGATAGTTAAACTGGTCGTCGCCAGAACCGTAGCTGCCTATCTTGCTATCGTAGGTCAGGTCGAGGTTGCGCTTGACGATGCGGTTGTTGGACGTATCCGCCACGTAGAGGTAGGTGTCGTCGCAGGCGATGCCGCGAGGATAGTTGAACTGGTCGTCGCCAGAACCGTAAGGTGTGCACCCGGCGGTGGCCAAAGTACCGTTTACCGCCATCCGCATCCCGCAGTTATTATCCGATGATAGAGCGATGGCCAAAAAGGTATCGGCTCCAATGTTGCTGCTGATTAGCACCCCGTTTCCTGCGGTGCCGTTCATGCGCTCCCATCGTAAGGTGTTATTTTCCATACGCAACCTGAATCCCGCGTTGGAGGCCACGGCGTTGAAAAACTCATATGTGGTCGAGCCGAGGAGGGCGGTGGGACGCCGGGCTAAAATAAGGGCCGTGAAGGATGCCCCGGCGGTCACGGGAGTTGGTATCGTCGCACTTGCTGCCGCCGCATCCTGGGTGGTGAAGGGTAGGGGGGCGGCACCTGCGACGAGCTGGCAGCAGTCGATGAGGACCATATCACCGTTCTCGGGGGCGGCGATAAACACCGACATCGACCGTGCGCTGTCTCCTGCATAGGTTTTTGTGCAGGTGACTAGCTGCCAATCTCCCGTCAATACAACCGCTGCGCCGTCGGTGTTCCCCGACACGTCTCCCGTCAAGCGGATAAAAGCTGATTCCCCTACCATCCCTGTCGAGGCTTTCACCATCGCCGTCGCCGTGTATTGCGCGTTCGCCGTGGCTGCCGTGGCGTCTATGGTTATCCCGCCGTTGGCAACACCGTCGGAGGTAAACTGGCAGGAGTTGACGCCATGAAACCTGTCCGTTGCGACTATGGCGGTCGCTCCGTTCGCCACTACCCAGTCGCCGTCGTTCGCCGCCGTCACCTCGAATGAGGTGTTTTGAGAGGCGGCGGCTAAACCCGCTAAAAGGTTAGAGGTAGCGGCGCTCGCCCTCAAGCCAAGTGGGTAAGGGTCGCTTCCCTTCAGGCGTTGGAAATTGTCCCACTTCTTATATTGATCGTTGGCGTGGGTGCTGCCGCCTACCAGGGTAGCCAGGGCGCGGTTGACCTCGTTCTCCAGGCTCCCCCCTGCTGCGGCGTTGGTCACCCGTGGATAATAGGAGATGAGTTTGGGGTTGACGGTGTCCGACACTTCGAGCACACCAGGGTTATTGCAGGTGAAGTCGGTTATGAGGTTGCCGTTAAGGATTAACAGGGTGAACACCACCTTTCGGAGATGTTAGTGTTTACCATAATGATCAGATCGGAGAATAGAAAACTTGTATCCCATAATCGCAGTTGTTAACATTTGGCCAGTTCAAATCGACATGGTCCATGCCCGTGAGGCGAATGGGCCTCTGTGGAATCCATACCATGTTCACGATTGCAGTCATATCGACGACCAGGAGCTGTGTATCATACGTCGCCCCAACTCCGCTGTCCTCCGTAACCGTCAAGTTACCTGCAGTACCCGCGCCATCAAGGTGGATTCTTATCTCCTCTAACTGCCACGACTGAATGGCGGGGTTTACCACCATCGCCACCGCTCCCCCAGCGGCGGTAGCCCGCACACACATCACACTCATAGTTACCCTCCTCTCGGGTAATAGGTGGGGGGAGCCGAAGCTCCCCCCTTGTTTTCTTTAGTCTGTGGACGCGGTCCAGTTGATGAGCATCGCCTTCTCGCCCGCGAGGTTGCAGACATAGACGGGGTCGAACATGACGAAGGTCGCGCCCGTCACCGCTTCGGTTATATTGGCCGCGTTCTCCTGCAACATGATTTGCAGGTTGGGGCCGATGATGCCCGTGGAACCCGTGATGGTATCGACGATTGCGATGTCGGCGTTGTTCTCCGTCCAGAACTTACAGTCGTGGACGCGCAGGCAAACGGCAGGGGCGGTGCGGATGTCGATGGCTCCCACGGCGTAGTTGCCATAGAAATAGCAGTTCTTTATCTCCACATCGTAAGCGCCATCGATGGCGATGTGGGAGTTAGTCCCCGCAGCAGCAGCGCCGAAGAAGTAGCAGCCATCTACCACCAGCCGCAGGGCATTGGCCGTGGTGACGATGCAGTCCGTCATCTGGTCAGTGATGTCAGTGAACAAACAGTCCTTGATGACGACATCGGAGGCATCGACGTTTATGAGGTTGGCCGTCTGGTCTATACCCGAACCGAAAATGCAGTTCTCTATCCATACCGCGCAAGTGATAACCACCGAACCCGCGGCAGCCAGGCTTGAGATGGCGGGACGGTCCGCGCCTTTACCCAGACCGATGATCTTGATGCCCTCCACGTCGCAGGTGATAGAACCCGCAGCGGATAGAGACTCGACGTGACCGGGCATGACGTAGATGACGTCGCCCCGCATGGCGACGCACTGCCCGATGGCGAAGTCGATGGTGGCGAAGGGATAATCCGGGTTGTAGCCCATGCCCGCTACGTCTTGAGCCTGGGGCGAACCCGAGTCCACGAACCACACCGCGCCGGTCGTGATGCTCTGGTCGGTGATGTTGAACTCCCCGCCCGTTTGATACCTGGAGAATACTGGTGTTTTAGTCATTAGTATTCACCTCCTACGCATCCGTCGAGGCAGTCCAGTTGATGAGCATGCCCTTTTCGTTGGCTGCGTTCACCACATAGACGGGGTCGATTATCTGCAGAGTGTTGCCGGTCACAGCCTCGGTGATGTTCGCGGCGTCGTCTTGGAGAACCAAGTACATATTCGGTCCCACAAACCCGGTACAGTTGGCGATGGTCATCATCACGCAGATATCCGCAGCGTTCTCGGTCCAGATGGTGCAGTCGTGGATGTTGATGCGCGGTGAGAGGGTGGTGCGAAGGTTGATGGCTCCGACCGCGAAGTTGCCGTAGATGTAGCAATTCCTTATCTCGCAGTCATCCGCACCGACCAGGGCGATAGCCGAGTTCGCGCCAGCACCGGCCGCCATGTAGAACTTGCAGTCCTCTATGAGTAGGAAGTTCGCCGCGGCGGTGGTGATGAGGCAGTCGGTCGCCTGGTCCACCGAATCACGAAACTCACAGTTCCTGATGACGCAGTTCGCGGCGGATACCTCCACCATGCCCGTAGTGGCGTCTATCCCCGAGAGGAATAGCAGGTTCTCGATGTGGGTAGACATGGCAGCCAGTTTGAAGTCACCAGCTTCCGCGGTGGCGGTGAAGGTGGGGCGCTCGGTCCCGAATCCCAGGCCGATGACCGTTATGCCGGGGACGTCGATGTCCACCGCAGAGTCAGCGTCAAGGGCTTCCGTGTGCCCAGGCATGACATAGATCACATCTCCGTT